TTTGGCATTGAACTCTTCTTTGTCTGTCTCTACTGTTGCATCTTCAAATAAATCATATCCAATGTAGTGGACTGTATCTGTTCTATCAAAGGCAGCAAGAGCCATCTCTATAGCACGGCCACCATTCCATGTTCCTGTTTCCAGAATAGTACTTGGTTTATAAAAACGAATAGTATCTGCAAGCTGCTTGTATCTGCCGGGAAGAATATCAGGTGTAGTCTCTGTATCAGACAAACCAATAACTCTTTTACCTGAACTGTCTCTGACATTCACAGAGTTTTTGTCATTGATATTAACAACCAAGTTCTCCATACCAACAAACTCATGAACGGTCATACCATGTGCGGTATAGATCGTAACAAGTCTGCTAAGAATAAACGCAGCGGTCCACTCACGGTAGTTGGTAAACTCACCTGATATATAAGAGCCACGCCAATCACCCATGATATCTACGGCAGTCTGACGAGATAGATTAAATGCCATAAGATGGGATGTCTCTGGTGTGTATATAAAGTCTACAGAATATTTAGGGTCAGGAAAATAATAATCTAGTGTGGATGATCTTATGTCCTTAACAGTAGCGCACATAGGGTCAAGCCATAACAACCAGCAACCCTGATTGTTGAAGCCACACTCTGTAATAGCAAAGACCTCTGGTCCTGATGACAGTGCATCAAGCAGTTCTGTATACTGCACCACACCATCTTCAGTGCCATCGTGGTCTTGGTTTTCTTCTACAAAAGTATTGTACTCCTCAATATCTTCTAGATTGTGGTAGTGAATATTCTTAGCTTCAGGCAAAGAGTAGTTACTGATATCAAGATTATAGTAGTAACAGTGAAACTCTATGTTGGGTTGCCAGCTATCTTTAAACTCATTGAGAAGTTTGAAGCCATTCTTTTTTAACTTCTTCTCATCAAAGCATGTTACAATTTTATATGTCATATGGTTTAATAATTCCTTTTCCGGCAAGGTAGGTGTAGTCCCCATTCCACTCAGCGGCATACCTTCCATCAATCTCTCTGGAACATTTCCACTCTTTGAACCACGGTCCTCCTGTAGTAAAGTGTACATTCTTTGCTTCTATCTCCTCTGGTGAGTGACCATCTAGCCAGTTCCATTCTTGATGTATAGTTCCTATGTCACCTTCTTTATCAGGCAACCACTCAAAGCCATGCAGCCAAGATCCCGGTTGTGTATTAACATCAATAGGATTTAGTCTCTTGTTAAGTTCATGACCACAGTTCCAAAGGATAAGGCTTGACCAGTTCTTGCGGCGATAGGATTCCTGCTTACGACCATCCATCTTGAACTCTTCAGTTGGTTCATACTTATGTTTAACACAGTATAGTGGATAGTAATCTATATTATATTCTTCAAATAAATCGTTGATGTCAGTACGAAGATACATGTCACAATCCATGTACAATGCCCAACCCTGATACATGTTTAAAGCAGGGACAAGAAAACGTGTAAAGCTGAAGTCAGTAGAGAACGGCTTACCATCTATGTCATCAATCATCTGTCCATCTTTGACAGTGTGCTTACGATTATATAAACCCATACGTTCTACAATATCTTTTCGTATTGGCTTGATGTCTACATTGTCAACAGAGATACGTTCTATAGTAAACTTCAATACCTCATAAGCTACATCCTCTCTGGGATCATAGCCAATGTAAACTGTGTTAGGTGACTTTCTCATTCTATCTCCTACTTTTTATCTGATGCAGACTTAAATATAAAGGCTGTAAAAACAATCCCAAGAAGAAACAGGACATGACCAATGACTAGCTCACCGTACCATATCCATGATGTTGTTGCTGCACAGAAGATTGTTGACCACATGACACTAAGCACGATCATAGTTTGTAAACGCTGTGCAGGTGGCAAAGCTCGTAATGGATTAGCTTTTGAGTCCATTAATTGTTCATACATATTCATGTGTTATCCTCATGTAAAATGGGGGAGCAAACACTACTCACTCCCCCAAGTTTAGTTACAGGCTGTAAATCTTTTCTTTTTTCTCTTCAGGAATTATCTTTTGAAGATTAATGGTAAGCATACCATTATTAAAAGAAGCATCATTTACAACCACGTCTTCGGCAAGAATGAAAGACTTTGAAAAAGGTCGCTTCGCTATGCCTTTGTGTACGATCTTTTTATCGTCTTCCTCTTTAATTTTCTTGCCGCTAATGGTTAGCTTGTCGGATTCTGTTTTCACTTCCAACTCTTCTTTGTCGAATCCAGCAGTGGCTAACTCAATAGTGTACTGCCCATCTCCATCTTTGATTAAGTTGTGCGGTGGATAAGAACCTGCACTTGGGTATGGAACATTGTCAACTATGCGAACCATTTCATTAAATAGTTTATCATGACCAATCGCCCAGTTAGAAAAATTAGAAAAGAACGGATGGTTACTGTTTAGACTTGCATGTACACTCATATCATTTCTCCTTATAGCAAGTTGATATTACGTGACCCATTATTGGCATCACACATATATTATACTATGTTTTAGTCATTTTGTCAAGGACTTTTTTTCTTTCTCTAGTTTTTCTATATTTTTTTGTCTAGTTTTTCTACCTCTCTCTGAAATTTCTTCTATAGTTCTTTTACAACATTCGCAAAATGATCTGGTAGGATCAAGCCTACATTCTTTTTGACACTCCATACTCATTTTCTTTGACTGTTCAGTAGGCCACCAATCACACACCACATGAACCACCATGTCCGGTGATATCACAGATGTCATGTGTCTCTAGCCCCTCTTCAAACTCTTCACCAAGCTTTTCTACAGCCTCAGAATATGGCACCGAAGATAGAGGTTGTCCTCCCCTACATCCGTCAGGGTACACGGTGAAGCCACGCAACCTGTGAGCATAAGATGCAAGAGTATCAGTAAACTCATCAACTGTATCTTCATTGTTAAGCTTGCTCCCCCACTTAGGTAGGTTAATCGTACTGCTGATAGACATGTCAACATAGTCTTGAACATCTGCTTGGAACTTCATGCGCCTCTTGTAGTCTTCTGCAAGATCAAGAGCAGACTCAATCTTGTTAGGATCAATACCATACAGGTCAATGATCTCTTGTGCTGCACTGTCCACCACGTACTGATAATGCCAGCGATTACCACCTTTAAGATACCTGCGCTTGTAGGCAACTGCAAAGATAGGCTCAACGCCTGTGGAGGTGCCAGCTAAAATCCCAATAGAACCTGTCGGAGCAATGGCTCTATTAGCGACAGGAGTACTACAGTTAAGGGTATCAGCAAAGGTAGTGCTAACATGGTCACTAACTCCTTTATATACCGACAACCACTTATGAAGCCCTTCGGTAACTTCATACTTTTGTCCTCCCTTGATAAGCCATTCATGCATACCCATCAGGCCAAGTCCTAGCCTACGGTTCTTCTCTCTTGTCTTGTATACCTTTTCGTATGGTAGCTTGGCTCTGAGTGTGCCGCATAGAAGGAACTTGGTAGCAAGCTCCACCACATCTGCAAACTCTTTTAGATCGTCAATGCGCCCCATATTAATAGAACCAAGATTGCACACATCGCTATCATCTTCAGATGTAACCTCCGTGCAAGCATTGCGTAACGTCTCCTTCTCCTTCTCAAAGAAATTGAACGAGAACCCCGGCTCGGCGGTCGATAAGGCTTGTCTAACATTCTGCTTAAAAGTACTCCCAACATCTCCTGTCTTCCAGTAGTTAAGTAACCATTCAGTATCATAGTTCACGCTGATATTTGTCATATCAAGCGGAGCATTAAAATTAAAGTCTTGTTCTTTGACCTGACCAATGGTGAAACCTGTCTCACCTACGGGCATGTCATACCAGTTCTTGCTAACAAGAAACTTCTCTATGTCAGCATGTTTCCAGTTGAGGCTAGCATAGATGGCAGACCTACGACTACCACCCTGCATAACACGCCTACCAATCTCATTGATCATCTGCATCTTTGGTATGGGGCCAGAGGCAAGACCGCCAGTGCCTTGCAGTATCCTGCCTTCTTCACGGTACACAGAGTAGTCAATACCAATACCACCACCTGTCATGAGGCAGGACTCAGACTTCCAAGATACATCTGCCCAATCTTCTCTGGTGTCCTCCTCTGCACGTAAGAGATAACAGTTATTAAAGAACTTGTTCTCACGGCCAGCATAATAAAGATAACGACCACCGGGAATAAACTTCAAGTCGGTGATCATACGTTTCAGTTCGTCTTTGTCCTCTTTCGGCAGGTAGTCCTGACACACATCGTCTACCAGTGTAGAGGCTAGTGCATCCCATGTCTCACACCCATGATGGGCATACTTATGTTTGAATATGTCTTCGCTAAACTTAGAGCGAAACATAGGGTTTTCGTTAGAACGAAATTGTGGCATAGCTTTGTTCCCTTTCTACTTATCGTATTCCATTTCCAATATGAGTTGGGCATAGTGGATTGCTTTCTCGATATCCTTCCTCCCCTCTCCCTTAGTGCGGTGGCGAGTGATGTATTTTATCACATTACCCTCCAGATAGTCAAGCCCATTAGCATGAATATATTCAACTGGTTGTATCTTGCATCCCTTGTAGTGTGATCCTCCTACCTGTTGATCCAGTGGTTTGTTTA